ATCAAGAAATCGATAATCCTATAGGCAGGCAGGCAGGCAGGCAGGCAGGCAGGCAGGCAGGCAGGCAGGCAGGCAGGCAGGCAGGGATATCTGTACTGCGAATAGTTGCAACTCTGGCTGTTGTCTGGTTGCATACTAATGGAACTGTCTGGGGTAATGCTGATATCTTTCAGCTCAGCGATGGAGATGTCCACTTCTTTGGCGTGAATTACTACCTGATGTACTGGGCTGTCCCCGTGTTTCTGATGATAACCGGAGCATTGTTGCTGAATCCAGAAAAGGATATCCCTTATAAGAAGTGTTTTCTGTACGCCAGAAGAGTGTTTCTTGCGCTTGTTCTGTTCGGGACAGTTTTTGCAATAGTGATGATGGTGGGCAGTCATCAGACAGTAAATATTGGCAGGGCACTGCTGGATGTATTTGAAGGCAAAAGCTTTGCTCACCTTTGGTACCTGTACATTCTGATCGGGATTTATTTGACGCTGCCGATTTTCAGAAGCTTCATTGCAAAATCGTCGAGGAATGAACTGACCACGTTATTAGTAGTCCTGTTTTGCTTTGATTTTGTAGCAACATTGTTCAAGGCTGCAGGATATAAAACTGCATTTACCGTACCTGTAACATGGCCAGTATTCTACTTGATACTTGGGTATTATTGTAAGAATTTTAAAGGCCTGATCTACAGGTGCAAGTATTGGCTTCTGATTGTCAGTGCTATAGCAATAGGAATTATTGCATATTTGAATCCTGTACTTGAGAATGAATGGATAGGATATGACTCTCCGATAGTTGCGCTCATGACGGCGGCAACATTCAACGTTTTTGCAGATATGAAGCTGCAGGAGAGTAGGGCACTTTGGAAGATTGATCGGCTCTGCTTTGGAGTATACCTGATACATCCGCTGTTTATTCAGGCGACATACAGAGTGCTGAAGATCACACCTATGAAATTTGGAGTTACATGGTTTGGTACAATTGTATTGTTTATATTCTTTGTGGTCTGCTCCTTTGCATTTTCGATTATTGCATCGTTGATAAAACCGTTGAAGAAGTACGTGCTGTAATGTTTCCAAATTTCGCATACCAGCCCCTCCTTCCTGCCGTCCCAATAAGCCGACGGTACTGACTTACGTACGGTGTGTCTCCTCGCATGATGGGGGGAACATGATGGGCATACAGGGGTCCCTCACATACATCAAAATACTGCATACCCCTCGGGGCTTGGCGTGGTTCGTTCCGCGTTCGGCTCCGGGGGTAAAATTTTACCCAACATATGAAGATATGAGCATATGAACGAATGATGCTAGATCCCCTCGGTAACGCGCCGGGGGTATTTTTTTGCCCTTTCGGTTAGCCAAAACAAATCATATTAAACTTCAAGAGCCTCGGCGGCTGCGGTGGATTGTTTTCCATCTCGGCTGCCGGGGCTCTTTTGCGTTTAGGCCTCTACGGCGAATTTCTCGATCTCTTCGCCGTTCTTGATTCCGTACTTGACGCCTTCGACATATGCCGCTGTCACGTAGTCTGCGGTGTATCCGGTCACGTTGTCACGCAGCTCGTAGAGCACCTCAGCTTCTTCCGGGTGGCGGGAGAGCAGGTCCGCGATGATCGCATCACGTCTGTCCATCACTTCAGCAACTTCCGGTCTGGTCTCGTAACCGGCCATGACCTCGTCGAATGTATCCTCAATCGCTTCATTCAGCGCTTTATTATCGTACATTTCTGTACCTCCAATTCTGTAATGTAATCAGTAACCTTAAGCTGCAAGTATTAGATCGTCATTATCAGAATCGGGTGTATCTCCGGAGTCGCGGCTGCCGATGTGCGGTAGGATGATCCGTAAGAATTCTGGCTTGTGATTCTCTCTTTCCTTTATCTTTGCCTTGATCCGGACCAGATCAGCATCTATCTGTAACCGGGAAGCCGCAAGGTATATCCGTGGTTCCGGACGTGGCCTGAGAGCATGGTATGCCCGGACAGCGTGACTGATGATCCAGTGAAGCACATTGTGCGTTGCCGCGAAGGCAGAGGACCGCAGTTCCGCCAGTTTACCGATCATGCTGTCCTGCAGCACCGCATAAGCTGATGCCGCCAGTGGTGCCACAGTCTCCGCAACATATCGTGCCGCACCGGCTACAGATGCAAGCGTCGTCTCAATGGCATCACTCAGGACAGGGCGGAAGTCGAACTCCGGGAATTCGAACTTCGGCAGGGCAGCAGTGAGATCAAAGGTATCAATGGCCTTCTGAACATATGCCCTGGTAAACTCCGCATGCTCCCATTCCTCATTCGCCTTCCGAATCGCGTCACAGATCTTCTGCGTCGAGAAGCGGACCTCTTCACCATTTCTCTTGATGATAGCGAAGGTGGGCTCAGCAGCCTTGACGGTCTCCATGATCGCCGCCGAAGCAGGCTGAACCAGGTCCGCATACGCACTCGCGGCACGGCAGGCAGCCTCGGTCACCTTAGTCATGTTCTCCAGATACGTCGGTCTGAGTCCTTCCAGAGCGTTCGAAAGTACAGCAGTGCTGGCGGCACAGCTCTCCACAATCTGCGCTGACAGACTGCCAAGCTGCTGCAGTGCCGGACTGATGGACTGCAGAGCTGCCTGCATCGGAGTTATGTCGAACTTCGGTACACTGGCCTGAAATGCGGCGGCCACAGATCCTAAGGAAGAAGAGGAGAGCTGCTGTGCAACTTCACCGATTCCGCTGTCATGGACCGCTTTGATCATTTCTCCGGCATTCTTCATATAATCCGGATCGTCAAATCCGTATGACATTTCGCTCTTCCTCCTTCCTTTTATAATCCTGCTGCAAGGCTGATCGCCAGATCCTCTCTCAGGGGCGACATCAGCGTTGACTCCTGTATCTCTTCGTAATTGAACCACTCCTCAAACATCGCGAGCATGTGGTATTCAACCGGCGTGTATTCTCTCGGCCCGAACTCCATCCACTTCTGATAGTACTCGTATTCGTACCCGGCTTCCTCATATGATGTCTGGAAGCGCTCCTGGATCAGCGCCGGACAGACACGTTCCCGGTAGTGGTTGACGAGAGGCGGCGGAGCCATGGCATACTTCGCGAAGAAGTTCGCCTCGGCCTCCTCGATCTGCTCATTCCACATGTTCTGCTCTTCGTCGTGATGCCCGAGGTAGATATGGGCGATCTCATGGAAGATGGTAAACCGCTGATGGTTCAGGTCGAAGTTCATATCATTGTAATAGATGACGTACTGGTACATCCCAGTATCAGGATTCATCTCTACCTTTGAGTAGCCCTCCACACTCTGGTCCATGGCATCCAGAAATTCTTCTAAATCCAGCTTCGAGTATGGACGGAGTACGTAATGTAGTTTCTGTGCGATGCAGAAGCAGTCGATCGGCAGGCATCGGACCTCTGCCTCTTCGAACATCTCTACAACTAATTTTTTCAGTTCCTCATACCGCTCATTTGTCAGTAAACCCCTCACAACATTCCTCCGTGACGTCAATCTTCGTTTTCAAAGAGGGCGTTCACAAGGTCCAGCTTCTGCTTTTTACTCCACCGGTTTGCATTCCGGGCAATCGCACGCTGTGTGTAATTGTACTCAAGCTCCGGGTCATTGGAATCTTTCTCATTCCCCAGCAGATAATCCGTGGTGGTGTGCAGTGCCTTGGCAATATTGGCGAGGATAGGACCCTTCGGTACCCGGTCGCCTTTGATATACCTGGACATAGACACCTCCGTGGTGCCGACCTGTTCAGCAAGCTCTCTCTGAGTTTTGCCTTGTTCCCTCAGTAATCCGGCGATTCTCTCTCCAATAATGTTCTGTGCCATGTTTTCTTCCTCTTTCTAATTTAGATTTGCATTTGCTCTGTCTGACTTTTGTTTTGCGTCTTTTGGCATTTGCAGCGTGAATGTTGTTTTACAAGGGGTCTTTAGCTCTGCGATCGTACCCGCGCTGAATGGTTGTCTGTTTGCGGTGTCGCCCGTCATCCTGTCCCTTTGAGGTTCTTTTCAGCTTACTGTCCTTAGCTCTGTGACTGCGTCTTTTGTCTTTACAGCGATTGCAAATTCTTTATGAATTGCTGTGTCCTGTGTTTTACTTTTTAGAAAGAGTAATGCCTCATCACTGATTTACCAAAAGTATAACCAGCATAACCAAATATGTCAATAGCGGAAAGCCCTGAAAAAATATTTTCTATAGAAAAATCCTTTGTTTATGCGGATGAGCGGACTTTTTACCTCCTTCCGACGAATTTTGCGCCTTGACAACTTACCATTCGTTATACTATCATACGTGTATCAACGAAGGAAGGAGGAAGGACACATGAACGTGAGACTCCTGAAAGCCAAGCGGGTCGAGAAGAATCTGTACCAGAAAGACCTCGCGAAAGCCCTGAACATCACGGAAAAGGCGATGAGTCAGAAGGAATGCAGCCCGGTCAACAAGTTCAAAGCCGACGAGATGGTTACCATCGCGAAGACCCTGAACCTGTCGTTCTCGGAGTTCGACGCTATTTTTTTTGATCATCAACTTACCGAATGTTTAAGACGACAGCAGAAAGTTTCCGGATGTTCGCCCGGCAAACCGAATGCGTAACAAAAAAGACGCCTCATATCCGATCAACTTGGCGGAAGACCCGGATACGAAACGTCCATCACCAAGGTCATCATACCATACCTGGCCTTAGAAAGGAATCAGAAATGAAGATGGTTTTCATCAGCAGCCCTTATCGGGGCGACAAGGTGAAGAACACAGAGCGGGTGAGGCAGTACTGCCGCATGGCGGATGTCTATGGCTGCCTGCCGATCGCTCCGCATCTGTACTTCACGACATTCTTAAACGACGACAACTTCATGGACAGATCCGACGGCATGTACATGGGGCTTCAGCTCCTTACGTACTGCAAGGAGGTCTGGATCTTCTGTAACGAGCTCTCCGAGGGAATGATCAAGGAGATCAAGGAAGCCCGGAAGCTCAACATCCCACTGAAATTCTACAACACTGAAAGAGAGGAAATAAATCATGACAACTATCTCATCCACACAGAGATTGGCCCAGCTTACCGGAAACTTATCGCAGACACTTTCGGAGATCTCTTTACTCTTGACGGATGCAGCTGCAGCACCTGCAGATACAGAACCGAAGGAAGCAGCGGCTCCGGCAAGGAAGAAGACATCAAAGTCTCCGACATCACCGGCAGCACAAACAGCTCCGGAGACGAAGACGGAAAGCCCGAGTACCGAGGCATCTTCGGACGCATTAGAAGATAAGAAGATCACGATGATCGAGCTTCGCGACCTTCTGAATCAGAAGTCTCAGGACGGACTTACGGCAGAGGTCAAGGCGCTGATTGTCAGCTACGGCGTGAAGAAGCTGTCCCAGATCCCGGAAGAAAAGTACCCGGAGGTCTATGCGGCAGCCGAGAAGCTCACCAAGGAGGTCTGACATGGATAAGGACAAGATCAGAAGAGGCGACATCGTCTTTGTCGCAGACAACCAGCAGCACAGCCCGCATGACTTCATCATCTACGGCAACCACCCGGCTGTCGTGGTGCAGAACAACGTGGGCAATGCCTACAGTCAGAACCTTGTCGTGGCCTTCGTCACCAGCAGCCTGAAGAGGCTGGATATCCCGACCCACTTCGTGCTGGAAGGTTACAACGGGCTCCGCAAGAAGGAATCCATGGTCGAGACGGAACAACTCCGCACCATCTCCAAGAATGACGTGATCGCTGTCTTCGACCATCTGAAGGAAGAGGACATGGTGAAGCTGAACGCTGCCCTCATCCATTCTCTTGCGATCGGGGAGGTGTGAGTATGCCGCCAGTCAATCACAGTATCCTTGGTGCATCATCCGCTGACCGCTGGATGCACTGCACCCCGTCCGCAAGGCTTACGGCAGATATGGCAGATGAAGAGTCTGTCTATGCTGCCGAAGGCACTGCCGCTCATGCACTTGCTGAGTGGAAGGTCAGGAAAGCCCTGAAGATGCAGGCGGGCAAGCGTCCCAGCTCCGACTACTGGACCGATGAGATGGAAGAGTGCACGGATGACTACAGGGACTACATCGTGGATCTTGTGAACGAGGCAAGGAAGACCTGTCCGGACCCGGTGTTCTCCGTGGAACAGAGGCTGGACTTCTCCTGCTACGTGCCGGACGGTTTTGGAACAGGAGACTTCCTTCTTGTCTACGACGGCCAGCTCAACATCGTGGATCTGAAATACGGAAAAGGGGTGCCAGTATCCTCTGACCATAACGTCCAGATGATGCTGTATGCCCTGGGGAGCCTTGAGCTTTACGACATGCTCTACGACGTGCAGGACATCACGATGACGATTTTCCAGCCGAGATTATCGAACATTTCCGTCTGGTCGATTTCAGCGGATGACCTCCGGAAGTGGGCAACCGATGAGCTGGTTCCGAAAGCCCAGATGGCGGATAAGGGCGAGGGAGACTTCGTACCTGGATCATGGTGCCGCTTCTGCAAGGCACGCCATCAGTGCAGGGCAAGGGCAGAACATTTCCATGAACTGACTGCCATGGACTTCAGGGAACCGGCGCTCCTCTCGGATGAGGAAATCGCGAAGGTCATGAACGAGGCCGATGAGCTGAAGCGCTGGTCGGAGGATGTCATGGCCTACGCCACACAGGCCGCCATCAACGACGGGAAGCATTTCACCGGTTTCAAACTGGTGGCTGGCCGCAGCAACCGGAAGTTCACCGATACGAAAGCTGTGGAGAAGGCAGCGATCGCGGCAGGATATCAGGACATCTATACGAAGTCCCTTCTCACCCTGACAGGCTTTGAAAAGCTGATGGGGAAGGATTTCGAGACTGTCCTCGGCAAGTATGTCACCAAACCGGAAGGCAAGCCCACTCTGGTTCCGGAGTCGGACAAAAGACCGGAGCTTGTCACCGGGAAACAGAATGATTTCTTAGATTAAGGAGAAGAAGACTATGAAGATCAGAGCAAAGTTACTTTTAGACAGAAGAGTCAGAACGGGCGAGATCCGCGCATCCTACGCCTACGTATTCGAGCCGTACAAGTCCGATGAGACTGCCGAGGCCAAGTACAGCATGAGCGTCATCATTCCGAAGGACGACAAGGAGACCCTCGCAGTTATTGAGCAGGCCATCGAGGCTGCCAAGAAGGCTGGCATCGAGAAGTTCGGGAAGGCATGGGCTGCCAAGTGCAGGATGCCGCTTCACGACGGCGATACAGATAAGGAAGACGATGCTGCCTATGCGGATTCCTTCTTCATCAACTCCAACAACAGGAGGAAGCCGAAGATCTATGACGAGGAAGGCAAGCCCACAGAGGACAGCACGGTCGTTTACTCCGGCTGCTACGGTTCTGTCATGCTTGAGTTCTATCCGTATCAGAAGAAGACCAATCAGGGCATCAGCGCATCGCTCCTTGGCTTCATGAAGACGAACGACGGAGAGCCTCTTGGCGGCGGCAGCATCGACGTGGCCGCAGGATTCGGTATCGAGAACACCGACGACGATTTCCTGAGCTGATCACCTGACACACAGTAACCGTCCTTCCTGCAGTGGATATGAACTGCTGCAGGAGGGATTCTTTCGAAGGAGGAATCCATGAAACAGATCAATATCGACATCGAGACCTTTTCATCGGTAGACCTTTCGAAGGCAGGTGTGTATCGGTATTCGGACAGCCCGGACTTTGAGATCCTGCTCTTTGGCTATGCCGTGGACATGGGAGAGGTACAGGTCATCGATCTGGCATCCGGCGAGAAGATCCCGGAGGAGATCATTCATGGCCTGTCTGACCCGGAAGTGCTGAAGTTTGCCTACAACGCGCAGTTCGAGAGAGTTTGCTTGGGAAAGTATCTGGGACATACACTGGACCCGGCTTCATGGCGCTGCACGATGGTGGCGTCTCTCTATCTGGGGCTTCCGGCTGGCCTTGCTGCCGTAGGTACGGTGCTGGGGCTGGAAAAGCAGAAGCTCTCTGAAGGGAAAGACCTCATCAAGTACTTCTCGGTTCCCTGTAAACCCACCAAGACGAACGGCGGCAGAACGAGGAACCTTCCCTCTGATGCGCCGGATAAGTGGGCGACCTTCATCCGCTACAACAGGAGGGATGTGGAGACCGAGATGGAGATCCTGACCAAGGTATCCCGTTTCCCGCTCCCGGACTTCCTCTGGCAGCAATATGCCACAGACCAGCGAATCAATGATCGCGGGATCGAGATCGACAGGACATTGGCAGAAGAGGCCATCCGCTGTGATGAAGAGATGAAGGAGAGGAACCTGGCCCGGGCACAGGCGCTGACAGGACTCGAGAACCCGAACAGCCCGATCCAGTTAAAGGATTGGCTGGCAGGGCAGGGTGTGACCGTATCCTCACTCTCGAAGAAAGAGGTCGCGGAGATGATGAAGACCGCAAGCGGGAAGGTGAAGGAAGTGCTGGAGCTTAGGCAGCTTCTTTCTAAGTCCTCTGTTCGAAAGTACGACGCGATGCGGACCTGTACCTGTTCTGACGGCAGGGCACACGGGCTGCTGCAGTTTTACGGCGCAAACCGGACAGGAAGATGGGCCGGGAGACTGGTCCAGGTGCAGAACCTGCCGCAGAACCATCTGCCGGATCTGGAGAACGCAAGGAACCTCGTGAAGGCCGGGGAGTTCGAACTTCTTGACATGCTCTACGACTCGGTACCGAATGTCCTCTCAGAACTCATCCGGACGGCATTCGTGCCGAAGAAGGGCTGCAAGTTCATCGTGGCGGACTACTCCGCTGTGGAAGCCAGAGCCCTCTCATGGATGGCAGGGGAGAAGTGGCGGATGGAGGTCTTTGAGAAGAATGGCGACATTTATTCCGAGACCGCAGGCCGAATGTTTCACTGCCATGTGGTGAAGAACGGCGAGAACGGACATCTCCGGCAGCGCGGAAAGGTCGCAGAACTGGCACTTGGTTACGGCGGCAGCTCAGGGGCGATGGTCGCGATGGGAGCGAAGGACATGGGGCTTTCGGATTCTGAGATCAAGGACATCGTCGACAACTGGCGCTCTGTCAACCCGAAGATCGTCTCTCTCTGGTGGGAGATCGACAAGGCAGTCCTGAAGGCCGTCCGGGAGAAGACGGTGACGAAGGTCAAGTGCTTTACCTTCCACTATGAGTCCGGATTCCTCATCGCCACCCTGCCATCAGGCCGCAGTCTCTTCTATGTAAGACCACGGCTTGAACCGAATGAATATGGCCGGGACAGCCTCACCTATGAAGGTGTCGGAGAGCAGAAGCACTGGATGCGGATTGAATCTTATGGTCCGAAGATCACCGAGAACCTGACGCAGGCTTTCTGCCGTGATCTTCTTGCCGAGGCCATGGAGCGTCTCTCCGCATCCGGATACCAGATCGTCATGCACATCCACGATGAAGTAGTCCTTGAGGCTCCGATGGATGCGGACCTGAATGACGCCTGCCGGATCATGAGTGAAACACCGGTCTGGGCACCGGGCTTAAAGCTCAATGCCGCAGGATATGAATGCATGTTTTACCAGAAGGATTAACGCTATGACCGATTCAAATCTCATTCACATCACCTATCCCAGTGGACACATGGTGCTTGTGATCGATAAGTTCTTCCCCTGCAATACGAAGGCAGAGCGGATTGTAATGCCGCTCATCGCCAAGGGGAGTGACAAGGAGTCTATTGATAACTTGATCGGGAAGCTGGAACTCATGAGCCATAACTTTCATGAGGAGGCGGTCTCGTATCAGGAAGCAGCAAAGCAGCCGGGCCTTCGTAAAACCCAGGTCAGGCGGTTGAAGGAACATATGCATGCCAGCCTGATGCAGGAGCGGCGTGCGAAACGGAATCTATCCAGATTGGAGGGCCTTTTATGAATACAGGTATCGAAGTTTTCAAGAATGATGAATTTGGCAGCATCCGCACTATGACAGTGAACGGGGAGCCGATGTTTGTGGGTAAGGATGTGGCAGAGATTCTCGGGTATGAACGCACAGCCGATGCAATTAGAGCGCATGTTGATCCTGAGGACAGAGGGGTCGGTGAAATGCAGACCCCCGGAGGAACACAGCAGATGGTCATCATCAACGAGTCCGGTCTCTACTCCCTGATCCTTGGCAGTAAGCTGTCCACGGCAAAGCGCTTCAAGCACTGGGTGACAGCGGATGTTCTCCCGGCGATCAGGAAGCACGGCGTGTATGCGATGGACGATCTTCTGAATGATCCGGATGCGCTCATCACGGCTCTTACCGCTTACAAGGAAGAGAAGGAGAAGGTTGCCCAGCTTCAGGAGGAGAACCTGCAGAAGACGCAGATGATCACGGAGATGCAGCCGAAAGCTACCTATTATGATCTGATCCTGCAGAGCGCCTCTCTCGTGCCGATCACCAGCATCGCCAAGGACTATGGCATGTCCGCCAAGAGACTGAACAGCCTTCTCGCAGATCACGGCATCCAGTTCAAGCAGGGCAAGACGTGGTTCCTCTATCAGAAGTATGCGGAGCAGGGATACACCTCTTCGAAGACGCACGCCATCGATGCAGAGCACTCTGTCATGCACACCTACTGGACCCAGAAGGGACGGCTCTTCCTCTACGACTTCCTGAAAGGGCTCGGCATCCTGCCGCTGATCGAGAAGGAAGCTGCCTGACTGAATTTGCCGGGAGGGGAGGCTTCTCTTTTCCCGGTAAGAAGAGTTTCGGAAAATCTTGAACACAAACACAGGTGTGTTCTTTTGAACACAAGGAGGTTTTTATGCAGATAGCGATAGGAAACTCCCGCATGGACAAGCGCTGGAAGAACGTGGACATGCCATGGGAGGAGTTTTCAGAGAGGTGCCGGACCACGACAAGGACAGCGGAGTCCCTCTCTGAATATAAGAAGATGACCAAGGCCCGTCAGGATGCCATCAAGGACGTCGGCGGGTTTGTAGCCGGAAACCTGAAGGAGGGAAGAAGGAAGAATGGGTATGTCAATTACCGGTCAGCCCTGACACTGGACCTGGATCATGCGGTGCCGGGAGTGTGGGATACGGTCTCCATGCTTTTTGATTTCAAGTGTCTCATGTACTCGACCCATAAGTCGACACCGGACAGTCCCAGAGTCCGTCTTGTGATCCCGCTTTCCCGGACTGTTACAGCTGATGAGTATCCTGCCATCAGCCGTATGGTGGCCAAGGACATCGGGATCGAGATGGTGGATGACACCTGTCATGAACCGGCGAGGCTCATGTACTGGCCGTCTACCTCGCAGGACGGGGAGTTCCTCTTTGAGGAGCAGGACGGCGACCTTCTGAACCCGGACGATATCCTGAACCGTTACACAGACTGGCACGATGCATCCCAGTGGCCGGTGAGCTCCCGTCAGTCGGAGGTGGTGAAGCGCACCATCGCAAAGCAGGCGGACCCGCTTACAAAGCCCGGCGTCGTCGGTGCCTTCTGCCGGACCTACAGCATCAGTGCGGCACTGGATACCTTCCTCTCTGATGTCTACAGGCCTTCCCGGATGGCTGGACGCTATGACTTCATTGAGGCGGACTCCTCCGCAGGTGTGGTGCTCTACGATGATAAGTTCTGTTTTTCCTTCCATGCGACTGACCCCTGCTGCGGGAAGCTCCTGAATGCTTTCGATGCTGTCCGGCTCCATAAGTTCGGCAGCATGGACGAGGATGTGAAGGAGGGGACACTGCCGCAGAAGATGCCATCCTTCAAGGCAATGACCGACTTTGCCTTAAAGGACGATGCGGTGAAGCTGACCCTTGCCAAGGAGCGTGAGACAGCCATCCATGATGACTTCCTGTCTGACGGCGGTGATGACGAGAACTGGCAGACAGCGCTGGAGCTGGACAAGACCGGTGCGGTGAAGGACAGCCTAACAAATTACGTGATCATCCTCCGCCATGACAAGCATCTGAAGGAGATCTGCTACAACGAGCACCGCTGCGGTGTCGATATCAGGAGTACCGAAGAACTGCCGTGGAAACCTTTAAAGCCCGGCTGGTCCGATGCAGATATGGCGTCCCTTGCCTCCTACATCGACCGGGTCTATGGCATCTTCTCCCAGAACAAGCTGAAGCAGGGATTCCTTACTGCGGCCTCCGAGCGGTCCTTCCATCCCATCAAGGAGTACTTTGACTCGCTGCCGGAGTGGGATGGTACCGAGAGGCTTGACCATCTGCTGCCGGACTACTTTGGCGCGGAGGACACGGACTACGTTCGTTCCGTGATGCGGAAGACCCTCGTCGCTGCGGTAGCGCGGATCTACGAGCCGGGACGGAAGTTTGACTTCATCCTCGTTCTCTCCGGACCGCAGGGCATCGGCAAGAGCACCTTCTTCTCACGGCTTGGCGGCAGGTATTTCTCTGACTCGCTCTCCATCAATGACATGCGGGATAAGACCGGTGCGGAGAAGCTGCAGGGGTATTGGATTCTGGAACTCTCGGAGCTGAACGGAATCAAGAAGATGGACGTGGAGACCGTGAAGTCCTTTATCAGCAGGACCGACGACAAGTACCGCGCATCCTACGGCACCGTCGTAGAATCCCATCCCCGCCAGTGTGTCATCGTGGGCACCTCCAACAATCAGGGCTTCCTTCGTGACATCACAGGGAACAGGAGATTCTGGCCGGTTGAAGTTCCGGGTACCTCAGTGAAGAAGCCGTGGGAGCTCGACAAGGATACGGTCGATCAGATCTGGGCAGAGGCACTGGTCCGCTACAACGAGGGCGAGGATCTGCTCCTTAAAGGTGATGCGGCAGATCAGGCCATGGAGTGTCAGCAGGACGCTATGGAAGCTGATGACAGGGAAGGTCTGGTCCGGGAGTACCTTGATAAGAAGCTGCCTGCGAACTGGCGCGATATGGATCTTCCCGAGCGTCGGATTTTCCTCTCCGGTGACGAGTTCAACAAGCAGGAAGGCACTGTCGTGCGGGAGCGTGTATGTACCTTGGAGCTCTGGGCAGAGTGCTTCGGCAAAGATCCCGGTTCCTTCCGGAAGTCCGATGCCTATGAACTGAATGCCATCATGAGCCGGATCGAGGGCTGGAAAAGGTACGACGGCAACAAAACCGGCAGGGTCCGATTCTCAATATACGGCCCGCAGTACGCCTACCAGCGCTGTGTTTAACGAACACAAAAGCTGTGTTTGTTCTCTGTGGTCAACTGGAAACTAAACACCAGCTGGTCACAGAGGTGCACACAGCCGGGAAGTGGCGTGTTTGCTTGGTTTTTCAGTAGTTTGTGTTCATGTGTTCAGAGGTCTCTTATGAGAGATATGAAATAAAGAATAAATAATACATATATGGGGTATATACACATATAAATATACTCTATAGGAAATTCTTGATCTGGACACACACAGGAAATGAGGTGTGATTTGAGAGAGAACGTAATAGAGAGGGCCTTGGTCGATGAAGTGAAGAGGCGCGGCGGCATGGCCTTCAAATTCAACTCGATGGGATGCAATGGCGTGCCTGACCGGCTGGTCCTGCTGCCCGGCAGGAAGATCGCTTTCATCGAGGTCAAGGCTCCGGGTGAGGTGATGCGGCCTCTGCAGAAGAGGCGAAAGCGTCAGATCGAGGTGCTGGGCTTTCCGGTTTACTGCCTCGACAATCAGGAAGGGATTGAGGTGATTCTCGATGAAGTACAGACCTCATGACTACCAGACTTACGCGACCGAGTACATCATCACCCATCCGATAGCAGCCCTGTTTCTGGATTGCGGACTTGGCAAGACAGTCTGCACCCTGACAGCAATCTGGTCCTTGGCACTGGATTCCTTCGATGTGGGACGAGTTCTTATTATCGCACCGCTTCGAGTGGCACGGGATACCTGGCCTGCCGAGATTGAGAAATGGGATCACCTGCAGGGCCTTACCTACTCGGTTGTCGTCGGATCAGAGAAGGAGAGACGGGCGGCCTTAATGCGGAAGGCAAACATCTACATCGTCAATCGCGAGAACGTGTCGTGGCTGATCCACTCCGGATACTTCCGGTTTGACATGGTGGTGATTGATGAGCTGTCCTCCTTCAAAGGCTGGCAGACGAAGAGGTACAAGGACCTTCGGAAGGTGCGAAGCAGTGTACGACGGATCGTCGGCCTCACCGGTACGCCAGCACCGAATGGCCTGATGGATCTTTTCGCAGAGATCGGCATCCTTGACATGGGACAGCGTCTTGGCGGGTACATCACTCATTACCGTGACACCTACTTCGTGCCGGACAAGAGAAATCAGCAGATCGTCTTCTCTTATAAGCCGAAGCCCGGAGCAGAGGAGGCCATTTACCGGAAGATCTCCGATATTTGCGTCTCCATGAAGGCAGAGGATCACCTCACGATGCCGGACCTGATTTCGACCGAAGTGCCGGTCAGAATGAGTGCGGAAGAGAGGAAGTTGTACGACGGCCTTAAGAAGGACATGTTCCTCGAGCTGAAAGATGGCGAGATTGATCCGGCATCGGCTGTTGGCCTTTCCAACAAGCTGCACCAGATGGCAGACGGATCAGTCTATGACGATGGCGGGAAAGTGCTCCGTATCCATGACAGAAAATACGAGGCACTGGAGGACCTCATCGAAGCCGCAAACGGTAAGCCGGTTCTTGTAGCTTACTGGTTCAAGTTCGAGAGGGATGAGCTGATGCGGCGGTTTAAGGCTGAGCCGATCGATACCTCAGAGGATATCCGAAGATGGAATGCGGGAGAGATCCCGGTAGCCCTGATTCACCCGGCAAGTGCCGGACATGGTCTCAATCTCCAGTCTGGTGGCAGCCATCTCATCTGGTTTTCCACAATCTGGTCCTTGGAGCTCTACCAGCAGTGTAACCGACGCCTTTACCGGCAGGGCCAGAAGAGTACGGTCGTGATCCAGCATATCATCACGAAGGGCACGATTGACGAGGATGTGATGAAGGCTTTGGAAAAGAAGGACGTGACGCAGGAAGCCCTGATGGCCTCAGTCCGGAGGAGAATCGAAACGAATGACGACGATAGCATGGGAGGTGCCCATGAACCGATACAAGTTTGAGATTAGAGAAGGAGGAAGTGCGATGGACGCAAAGACATACCTGATGCAGATCATGAATATCGACCAGCAGATCAACGCGAAGCTGGAGCAGCTGACAAGGCTGAAGGCTCTCGCAACACATACGACAACAACGATTTCTGACATGCCGAAGAGCCACAATAGTAACTCCCGACTGGAGGATACGGTGCTGAAGATCATCGAGATGGAGCATTCCATTGATGATGAGATCGACAGGCTGGTGGATCTGAAGGCAGAGGCGAGTATGCAGATTTTCCTTATGGAGGACCCGAGATGCCGCCTCATTCTGGAGTCCAGATATCTGAACGGTGAGGCGTGGGAGACAATTGCAGCGAAGATGGGATATACGGTCCGAAACGTGCAGAATCTTCATGGCAAGGCTCTGCAGGAGTTCCAGGTGCCAGAGAGATGCCGCGAATCAGCTTGAAACAAGCGAAGTTAGTTCACACTAATTTCATGCTTTTTCACTAGGTCTTCCTATTTTTTCACTATGATTTCACCTTTTTTCACTTTTTTTCACCCCACCCTGTGTGATAGTATAGAATCGCAAAGAGAAGATAAAGAAGCTCGATGGCTCTGGTGAGGCTATCGGGCTTTTCTCTTTGTATGGACCTCCATTGGCTTGGGCGGCATGGTCTTTGACTCCTTTCAACTGTGCCGTCCATATAAATTTCGACCCAGCAAAGACACTGGCTGCGACTTTGTACAACGACGCGCAGCACACAAACTTACTGGCAGCCCTGTGGGACACGACGTTCTGCAGGGCTTTTTTATTTCAACGAAACCGAGGTGATCACGATTGCCTTACAAACCAAAGCACCCCTGCGCACATCCCGGCTGTCCGGAGCTTGTGCCGTATGGAGAGAAATATTGTGAGAAGCACAGGAAGATGCACCCGGAAGAGGTGCGGTCGGCAACGTCCCGAGGCTACGGTTCCAGGTGGAATAAAGCCCGGAAGATGTACCTGGCTGCACATCCACTGTGTGAGCAGTGCCTGAAGGAAGGCAGGTACACGAAGGCGACAGTGGTCGATCACATACAGCCTCATCGTGGTGATTCGGAGCTCTTCTGGAATCCGGATAACTGGCAGGCGCTTTGCAAACCCTGCCACGACAAGAAGACAGGAGAGTTCGACAGCAGACCGGAATACAAGTATTGAAAATGATATCAAAAAGTGATATCATCATCTCATGAGTAGCAAGAATAAGAAAACCTGGGACGCGATCTTCACTGATCCTGTAAAGTCTGACATTGAGTGGCATGACATCGAAGCTCTCTTCGCAGCAGTTGGTGCAGAGATCACGGAAGGGAACGGATCGCGAGTCAGGGTGAAGCTAAATGGTATACGAGCCGTTTTCCATCGACCGCACCCAGAGAAAGTCACGGACAAAGGAGCTGTGAAATCGGTGCGCAGGTTATTGCAGGAAGCGGAGGTGACGCGAGATGATGTATAAAGGATATGAGGGAATAGCAGAGTTCGATGAGGACGCCCACATCTTCTCCGGTGAAGTGCTGGGTCTCAAGGACGTCATTACGTTTCAGGGTGAGTCTGTCTCTGAATTGGAGCAGGCCTTTCATGATTCTGTGGACGATTACCTTGAGTGGTGCAGTGAGGATGGTGTCGATCCTGAGAAACCATATTCAGGAAAGATGTTGCTGAGGTTTGATCCGAACCTTCACAGACGTGTGGCTGCTGCTGCAAAGAAGAAAAAGATGTCCGTGAATAAGTTCATGGAAAAGGCTGCAGAAGATGAGTTGATGCAGGGCTGAGCCTGTCGGGTGAGAAGCGCCCGGAAGAGTAACAACATAAGATTGATGACAGAGCATTCGAGAGAGAAATCTCCCGAGTGCTTTTTTATTGGGATTTTGTGTTCAAACGCTGTGTTCGTGTTCATGGGGGAGGTAAAAATCTCTACGTGCTCGAGCCTCAGGGACCGGCGCCCCCTCTTCTGTGCTCGAAAAGCGAAAACAAACAGGGATATACCCTACTGGGGTATGCAATCAGGAGGATATGTGAATGGCTAAGGACGGAACAATGCGTGGTGGTCCGCGTTTCGGTCAGGGAAGACCACCGAAAGCAATACAGGAGAAGATCGCGGCAGGCAATCCTGGCGGCAGGAAACTGCAGTTCATGGAAGTGCCGGATGCCACGGACCTCTCAGAGAATGTGGAAGAGCTTACCGGTGAGGATATGCCGGAGCCGAAGGAATACATGAAACAGCAGCAGAGGAACGGCAAGGACTTCTGCGCTGAGGATGTCTATAAGGAGACCTGGGAATGGCTGAAGGGCAGGGGCTGTGAGAAGCTCGTCAACCCGCAGCTCGTGTCACAGTATGCGATGACAGTCGCTCGCTGGATTCAGTGTGAGGAGGCGATCAGCGAGTATGGCTTCATTGCCAAGCATCCGACTACGAATGCTGCAATCGCGTCACCTTACGTTTCCATGTCTCAGAACTACATGAAGCAGGTCAACCAGCTCTGGTATCAGATCTACCAGATCGTGAAGGAGAACTGCCTGACAGACTATGGCGGTCAGACACCGCAGGACGATGCGATGGAGAGACTGCTCCGTGCGAGGAAGGGAATGAACTGATATGAACACTACGACAAAGATGCAGATGGTGCCGCTCGAGAAGCTGGTGCCCTATGTGAATAACGCGAGGACCCACAGCCCGGAGCAGATCCAGAAGCTCAGAGGTTCCCTCCGTGAATATGGTTTCATCAATCCGATCATCATTGATTCGGACTTTAACATCATAGCCGGTCACGGCAGATTTGAGGCTGCGAAAGCAGAAGGAATCAAAGAGGTTCCCTGCGTCCTTGTTGACTATCTGACTCCGGCGCAGAAGAAGGCATACATTATCGCGGACAACCGGATGGCTGAGGATGCCGGATGGGATGAGGAGATGCTGCGTGCCGAGATTGAATCCCTGCAGGAGCAGGCCTTTGATCTTTCCCTCACCGGTTTCGATGACAAGGAACTGTCAGCGCTCTTTGATCTGGGTGAGGACGGTGAACAGGATGACTTCGATGTTGATGCCGAGCTGCAAAAACCGTGCTTTTCCAAGGCCGGAGACATCTGGCACCTGGGACGGCACACTGTGATCTGCGGCGACTCCACGGACCCGGAAACCTATAAGAAGCTGCTCGGTGACACCAAGGTTAATCTGGTCTGCACCGACGCTCCTTACTTCGTCAACCTGGAATCCACCTCCGGCAAGATTGCAAACGACGACCTTTCCGACAAGGAAGGCTATGAATTCCTGATGAAGGCCTTCACCAACTTCCATGAGGTCATGGCAAAGGACGCTTCCATCTATGAGTTCTACGCCACAGCCAAGAGCCGTGTATTTTATGATGCCTTCGAAGATGCCGGGTTTAAGGTCGGTGCGGGTCTGATCTGGAGAAAGCCGAGAGCTCCGCTTTCCCGGACGGATTGGAAATTTAACATGGAGCCGATTATCTACGGGTGGAGGAAAGACGGCAAGCATGAGTGGTATGGCGACCAGAAACAGACGGCAGTCTTTGATTTTGACGGGATCAAGAATTCCAAGAAGGATGGATTCGGCCACCCGTCCAGTAAGCCGGTGCCTCTTATCGCATATCTCATCAAGCAGAGCACGATGACGAACGGTCTGGTCCTGGACGGCTTCCTCGGCAGTGCTTCTACATTGATTGCCTGTGAGCAGATGGGGAGATCCTGCTATGGTATTGAGCTGGAGCCCAAGTTCGTAGATGTCGCGGTGGAGCGGTATCGTGCCTCTGTCCCGGATGGAGATGTGTATGTGATCCGCGACGGGCAGAAATGTAAATATGAAGATGTGAAAGTGGAGGAGACAGATGGCTAAGGCGTGGTTGATCCTGATCATTGCTGCAGTGCTTGTCTCCTTTGCTGTATTTCTAAGTGCCCTGCTGAGGGCAAACGGGAGAACAGAGGAGGATGATGAGGAGCAGAGAAAATACATCGAGCACTGGAATGAGACTCATCGTCACCGCTGACGGACCGGCGTTTCCTGAGGCGTAATCTACACAATCCGCACCCCGCTGAAACGCTGTATTATTGTTGAGATTATGGCTCCGAATTAACTGGATATATGTGGCGGGTAGAGTGATTAATACCATAACAAAAAAACAACCACACCAAGGCGAAAGGAGCCAACACCATGAAGAACACAGCAAGACAGCAGGAAGCCATGAAGCAGCAGACCATCGGGGTCGAGGTTGAGATGAACAACATCCGGAGAGACGCAGCCGCCAAGCTCGCAGCCGACTTCTTCGGAACCGGAAGATACAAGAACACCGCAGCAGACAACGGATACTACTGCTGGAGCGCATGGGACGATAAGGACCGCGAATGGAAATTCCAGAGGGACGTCAGCATCGCCGGACCAGACGCAGAGAAATGCGAGATGGTCACCCCGATCCTTACCTACGACGACATCGAAACCCTGCAGGAGCTGGTAAGAAGGCTGAGGAAGGCCGGAGCGAAGAGCGACCCGACAAGAGGCTGCGGGGTCCACATCCACATCGGCGCGGCAGGCCACACACCGCAGAGCCTCCGGAACCTCGCCAACATCATGGCAAGCCACGAGGAGCTCCTTTCCAAAGCCCTGAAGCTTGACGAAGGCCGCCTGGGACGCTACTGCAGACCGGTCGACCCGGACTTCCTCGAAGCCCTGAACAAGAAGAAGCCGACCACGATGGCGGGCCTTGCAGACATCTGGTACACCACGCAGGGAGCTTCCTACGGCAGGAGCCAGCACTACAACAGCAGCCGCTACCACATGCTGAACCTTCACGCCACCTTTACGAAGGGGACCATCGAGTTCAGACTTTTCCAATTTGACGCACCGGCAGACGGAAAGCAGAACGGCCTGCATGCCGGACAGCTCAAGAGTTACATCCAGCTTTGCCTCGCCATGAGCGAGCTTGCCAAGGAAGTGAGAACCGCCTCCGCAAAGCCCCAGCAGAACGAGAACCCGAGATACGCGATGCGCACCTGGCTCCTCCGCCTCGGCTTCATCGGGGACGAGTTCAAGACCGCAAGGGACCTCTACACCAAGAGGCTGGACGGCGACACCGCCTTTCGCCACGGCAGAGCAGCCGCTTGAAGGAGACGGGAGTAAGCCTTCCCCACCGACGACCGCCAGAGGAGCGGCCTTAAGGTGGTAGGAGGGAATGTTAACTGCCATGAAAGGAGACAAAGCGATGAATGGAAATTGGAAGATGGTAAGACCGGAGTACAGAGGCAGGAGGAAGGTGCGTTACTACCTGGCTTACGGCAGCAATTTGAACATGTACCAGATGCTGGTGCGCTGCCCGGGAGCAAGGCGCAGAGGCTGGGGGAAGATCCCTGATTACGAGCTTCTCTATAAGGGCAGCAAGACCGGGTCCTACCTCACGATCGAGCCAAAGGAAGGAGCCTATGTACCGGTCGGGGTCTTCACGGTAACACCGGAGGATGAGAAGAAACTGGACCGCTACGAAGGCTTCCCGCGATTCTACTACAAGAAGGAGATGAAGATCCGGATGTGGGATCAGGTCCTTCAGAAGTACCGAACGGTCGATGCCTTCGTATACATCATGCATGAGGACCGGCCCTTCGGAGTACCGAGCCCCACTTACGTCGCCACCTGCATGGAAGGCTATGCCGACTTCGAGTTCGACGAACAGCTTCTGGAGGACGCCTTCTCCCGAAGCATGACCGAGGTGGCAAGGCAGGAAGAGGAGGACAGGGCATGAAGGACGATAACGTGACGGAGCTTCGAATCTGCCCGATCTGCGGCAGACCATATTCCGGTGTCCCGGCGCTTTCCCGGACGGACAATAAGACGAAGATCTGCCCGGACTGCGGGACAAGGCAGGCGCTGGAATCAATCGGGGTGGACAAGGAGGAGCAGGAGAAGATCCTCTCCATCATCCACCAGCACTGAGATACACGGAAACAGAAATACCAGGGGCCTTCGAAAGGGCTCCTTTTTGAGATAGATGGGAGGTGCCGGATATGGCGATGCGGAAGTTAAAAGAATATACACCGACCAGATTCATGGCACCGGACTCTCATTACGACAAGGACAGAGCGGATTACGCTGTTGCCTTCATCGAGTGCCTCTGCCATACCAAGGGACGCTGGGCCGGGCAGCCCTTTGATCTTATCGACTGGCAGGAACAGATCATCCGGGATATCTTCGGGGTGATCAAACCGAATGGATACAGGCAGTTCAACACCGCCTATGTGGAAATCCCCAAGAAGCAGGGGAAGTCAGAGCTCGCAGCAGCAGTGGCACTGTATCTCTGCTGCGGTGACGGGGAACAGAGAGCAGAGGTCTACTCCTGTGCTTCTGACCGTCAGCAGGCCAGCATCGTCTTTGAGGTTGCTATGGATATGGTGCGGATGACACCGGCACTTGCCAAGCGGACCAAGATCCTCGCCTCTCAGAAGAAGATGATCTTTGAGCCGACGAACAGTATCTATCAGGTCCTGTCGGCAGAGGCATACAGCAAGCACGGTCTCAACATTTCCGGTGTTGTGTATGACGAGCTGCATGTCGCGGACCGGCAGATGTTTGATGTCATGACAAAGGGCTCCGGTGATGCCCGTACCCAGCCACTGTATTTCCTGATCACAACAGCAGGAAATGACCAGAACTCCATCGGCTATGAGATACACGAGAAGGCACTGGATATCATCGAAGGCAGGAAGGCAGACAAGACCTTCTACCCGGTGATCTACGGAGCATCGGAATCCGAGGACTGGACGGACCCGGAGGTATGGAAGAAAGCGAATCCGTCTCTTGGGATCACGGTCTCCATCGACAAGGTGAAGCAGGCGTGTGAATCCGCCCAGCAGAATCCCTCTGAGGAGAATGCATTCCGGCAGCTCAGGCTTGACCAATGGGTGAAGCAGACCGTCCGCTGGATGCCGATGGACAAGTGGGATGCCTGTGCTTTTCCGGTCGATGCGGATTACCTCCGTGGCCGGGTTTGTTACGGCGGGCTGGACCTGTCGAGTACTTCTGATATCACGGCGTTCGTGCTGGTCTTCCCGCCGGATGATCCGGAGACAGGGAAGTACGAGATTCTGCCATACTTCTGGCTGCCGGAGGAGACACTGCCGATCCGGGTCAAGCGGGATCATGTGCTCTACGATGTCTGGCAGAGGCAGGGGTACATCAATACGACCGAGGGTAACGTCATCCATTACGGTTTCATTGAAAAGTTCATCGAGAACCTGGGCACGCAGTACAACATCCGCGAGATCGCTTTCGACCGCTGGGGTGCCGTGCAGATGACGCAGGACCTGGAGGAGATGGGATTCACGGTTGTCCCGATGGGGCAAGGATACTCATCCCTTAGTCCACCTACAAAAGAGCTGATGAAGCTGGTCCTTGAGAAGCGGATCGCGCATGGTGGGAATCCGGTACTTCGCTGGATGATGGACAACGTCACGATCCGGCAGGACCCGGCTGGCAACATCAAGATGGACAAGGATAAGTCCACAGAGAAGATCGATGGTGCTGTCGCGACAGTCATGGCACTGGACCGGGCAATCCGCTGTGGTCTGGACGATGGATCAAGCATCTATGACACAAGAGGCCTCATCGTTTTCTGAAGATTTGTCTACTTTACACGGTTGCATAGTTCCCTGACAAGAGTGATGTATAGTGTCACATTCAAAGGAGGCGGCAGCCATGAAAAGAACATTTCATACAGACAGGAAGGCAATGGTTAAGGCAGTAAGCGAGGCACTGGGGACTCCCTCAAAGTACCTCGGTGCTCCGACGATGAGCTACCAGATCGGCAGCATCAACATTGACCGGAATGGAGTACTTACCACAGAGAACAAGGAGGAAGGAGAAAAGGCGATGGCAGCATTGAAGGAACAGGGGATCATACCGGAAGAAGGACCGGTCGAGAATACAGCGGAGCAGGCAGCAGATCTTCCTCCGATCGACAGCCTTGAGATTTCGATTCCAAGAGACAAGATGACAGAGGATCAGCTCAACAACCTGAAGAAGCTGGTCGAGGCCAAGAGCACCCTGATCCGACATGCTTTCCAGACGGAGAACACGGATCTTACGGTGACAGACGACAAGATCATCTTCCCATGGTTTCAGACCCCATGCAGTTCCGATGAGGCTTTCGCATACACGACCTTCGTCGGAAAGCTCTGCGAGATGGTCAGGAAGCAGAAGCGGATCACCGCAACGGAGAAGGAAGTCGACAACGAGAAGTATGCCTTCCGCTGTTTCCTTCTGCGGCTTGGGCTGATCGGCAAGGAGTACAAGATGGTAAGGAAGATTCTCCTCAGAAACCTCTCAGGTTCCTCGGCATTTAAGTCCGGGAAGAAGCCGGAACCTGCAGCAGATGCGGCTCATGCAGAAGCTCCAGAGGCCGTCTAAGATACACAAGAATCTGCCCACATCTTTGGTGGTTTTACAGCGAGAAAGAACTCGCTATTTCCTTCGATCAGAGGGATATATGTACACAACAAAAGGAAACAACCACCAAGGAGGACAAGACCATGACAAAGGAAACAGCAAGAAGAGCAGAAGAGCTTAGGGTACCGGCAGAGAGCACAAGCGAGAACCTGGAATGCCAGGGTTTCAAGGTTTTAACCTTTGGGAACAGGATCCTCGCGGTCGGCTACTACTACATGGGCAGGAACAAGGCCAGCTACTACGGAGCATCCTACGAGTTCACAGGCAGCGACCACACCTGCGAAGGAGCGATCAGCCTGAAGGCATTGAGCCAGGTCGAATTCGAAGACGACGGACACGCCTTCGCATGGGCAATGAACGCCTGAGGATTAACACAAGAGCATTTTTTGAGGAGCCTTGCAACAGGGCTCCTTTTTAAGTGGTGATAAGAATGATTCTAATTTTCCTGATCGTAGCGATTGCTGCGGTCCTTTTTTGTGTCGGAATGCTGGCATACCTGAATCTATTTACATTTATCAATGAGGAGGAGCGATGAGCATCTTTTCAAGAATCTTTAAATCCAGAGGATCTCCTAAGGACAGTCTGCCGGGTGACGGATACCGGCCATACGTCGGCAGAACCACTTCCGGCAATGCGGTAACGCAGAGATCGTCCATGCAGCTTACGGCGGTGTATTGCTGTGTTCGTGTTCTTGCTGAGGCGGTTGCGGGGCTTCCGCTTATCACATACCGGTATGGGAAGAACGGCACGAAGACAAGGGCAACAGACCATCCGCTGTATCTTATCCTGCATGATGAGCCGAATCCGGAGATGACGAGCTTCTCTTTCAGGGAGACGCTGATGACGCACCTCTTGCTTTACGGGAACGCATTTGCTCAGATCATCCGGAACGGGAAGGGTGAGGTGATTGCCCTGTATCCGCTGATGCCTGACCGTATGAAGGTGGACCGGGATGAGCATGGCCGCATCTACTACGAGTACATGAAGCAGCAGGATGAAGCCGCAACGATGAAGACAGGAACCGTGATCCTGAAACCGGAGGATGTCCTGCACATACCGGGACTCGGCTTTGATGGTCTGGTCGGATACAGCCCGATTGCCATGGCCAAGAACGCTATCGGTATGGCATCTGCCTGTGAGGAGTATGGTGCATCCTTCTTCGCAAACGGCGCGTCTCCGGGAGCTGTGCTGGAACATCCGGGTGTGCTGAAAGATCCCGAGAAGGTCCGGACGGCTTGGCAGGAGGCTTACGGCGGCCCGCACAAGGCAAATCGTGTGGCAGTCCTCGAGGAAGGGATGAAGTTCACACCGATCTCCATCAACCCACAGGAAGCGCAGTTCCTTGAGACCCGGAAGTTTCAGCTCGATGAGATCGCGAGGATCTTCCGTATCCCGCCACACATGATCGGAGACCTGGAACACGCGACCTTCTCCAACATCGAAGAGCAGTCTCTGGAATTTGTCCAGTACACCCTGCAGCCGTGGCTGGTCCGCTGGGAGCAGGCCATGCAGCGGGCACTGTTCAGACCGGAGGAGAAGCAGACGTATTTCATCCGCTTTAACGTGGACGGCCTTCTTCGCGGCAACTACGCGACCCGCATGCAGGGATATGCGACCGGAATCAATAACGGTTTCATGTGTCCCAATGACGTCCGGCAGCTGGAGAATCTGGACCTGATTCCGAATGAGATGGGCGGCAACACATTTATGGTAAACGGCACGATGACACCTCTTAAGGATGTCGGTGCTGCGTATAAGACACAGGAAGAATCGGAGCCGGAAGAAGGCTCTGAGGAGGATGACCCTGATGAGCAGGGAGAGGAGGAAGACAATGAAGAAGTTCTGGAAATGGGCAACAAACCGGATCAGGGATCAGGCCGGAGAAGAGACAGAGGAGCGGGCCCTGTTTCTGAACGGGGCCATAGCGAGTGAGAGCTGGTTTGATGACGATGTGACCCCGGCCATCTTCAAGGATGAGCTGAATTCCGGGAAGGGCAACATTACGGTCTGGATCAACTCACCCGGCGGCGACTGCTTTGCGGCTGCCCAGATTTACAACATGCTCCGTGACTACAAAGGTCATGTGACCGTGAAGATCGACAGCCTCGCGGCATCGGCGGCATCTGTCATTGCGATGGCTGGAGACGATGTGCTGATCAGTCCGACCGGTATGCTGATGATCCATAACCCGAGCACGGTGGCCATGGGAGATCACGGAGATCTGGAGAAGGCCATCGATATGTTAAACGAGGTGAAGAATTCCATCATCAATGCCTATCAGGCAAAGACTGGTCTCTCCCGCAACAAGCTCAGTAAGCTCATGGAAGATGAGACCTGGATGGACGCGAACAAGGCTGTGGAGTACGGCTTTGCTGATGATGTGATCCAGAGGTTCGATCCGGCAGGGATCACGATCGGGAAGGAAGATCCTGACAAAGAGGATGACCCTGATGAGAACAAGCCCGATGAGGAAGAGCCGGACAAGCAGGAAGAAGAAGAAGAACCGGATAAAAAGAGGAAGCCAGATGATCCTGAGAAAGAGGACCATACAGACGGCTTCCTTTTTGCATCCCATCCGTTTGAGCTGGCGGTCACGAATCAGCTGATCGACTACGCAAAGAAGCACGCTCCGGAGGTACCGGAGACAGATACACGGGTCATGGCAGCCGAGCGCTACCAGAGACTGAAGTCCATGAAGGACGCATTTTAAGGAGGAGAAGAGATATGGATATTAAGGAAATGTACGCGAAGAGAGCCACGGCATGGGAGGCGGCGAAGAAGTTTCTCGACACCCATACCATGGAAGACGGCACGATGTCCGCAGAGGACGGTGCCAACTACGACAAGATGGAAGCCGACATCAATAACCTCACTGCATCGATTGAGCGTGAGGAGCGTCGGATGGAGATGGAGAAGAAGCTGAGTCAGCCGACCAGCAGGCCCATCACCGATAAACCGGGTGCGGGTGTAGATAACGCACCGCTTACCGGCAGGGCTTCCCACCAGTATGCGGTGGACTTCCTTGCCGCCATGCGGTCCAACTTCCATCAGGTCAGCGATGTCCTTGAGGAAGGAAACGATGCAAACGGCGGCTACCTGGTCCCGGCTGAGTGGGACAAGAGACTCATTGACAAGCTCGATGAAGAGAACATCTTCAGAGGGCTGGCAACGACCATCACCACTTCCGGTGAGCATAAGATCAACATCGCAGCCACCAAGCCCGCTGCCGCATGGATCGAAGAGGGTGAGGCACTGACCTTCGGGGACGCTACCTTCGATCAGATCATGATGGATGCGCATAAGCTCCATGTGGCGATCAAGATCACCGAGGAACTCCTGTACGATAATGCCTTCAATCTGGAGGGCTACATCATCAACCAGTTCGGTCGCGCCCTTGGCAACGCAGAAGAGGACGCTTTCCTGAATGGCGACGGACAGGGCAAGCCGCTCGGCATTTTTGCAGATAAGGGAGGCGGAGAGAAGGCCGTCGAGGTTGCTGCCGGAAAGCTCACCTCGGATGACATCCTGAACCTCATCTATTCCCTGCGCAGACCGTACCGTAAGAACGCGAGCTTCATCATGAACGACCAGACGCTGTCTGTTCTCAGAAAGCTCAAGGACGCCAATCAGGCATATATCTGGCAGCCGTCCTATCAGGCAGGGGAGCCGGATCGTCTCTGCGGCTATGCGATCCACACTTCCGCATACTGCCCGACGCTGGAAGCTGGGAAGTCTGCCATCGCCTTTGGTGACTACAGCTACTACAACATTGGTGACCGTGGTACCAGATCCTTCCAGGAGCTTCGTGAGCTTTTTGCAGGAAACGGCATGGTCGGCTATGTGGCGAAGGAGCGTGTCGATGGCAAGCTCGTGCTGCCGGAGGCGATCAAGATCCTGTCTGTGAAGGCAAGCGCGTAAGGAACCGGGAGTCACGGATATAACCTCAGAAGGGTGCAGTGATTCGCGACTCCCTTTGATTCATGGAGTAGCGATTTGCTACTCCATCGGGTAAGGAGGATGAGATGGTATCACTCGATGAAGCGAAGAACTACCTCCGTGTGGACTATGCCGACGATGATGATCTCATCCAGAAGCTGATCGATACGGCGGAGAGACTTACAAAGGATGCAGGGAGACTTACAGATGAAGAATTTGATTCTAACGAGTCATCTGTCCGGATTGCAGTCCTGTATGCCATAGGCTACCTGTACGAGCACCGGGAGGATGCAGATCTGCATGAGCTGACGCTGATGCTCAGGGCCATTCTCTTCGGTGTGCGGAAGGTGGTGTTCTGATGGAGATTGCAGCACTGAACATCCGGATCACTTTCCAGAAGCAGGTGACCGATGTGGATGAGTTCATGAACCACACGAACAGAGCAAGTGACTACATTACCTGCTGGGCTACTGCCTCTGGCTCCGGTACCGAGACCGATGCAGCCGGGACCACGAATCCGAAGGAGACCATTGATTTCACGACAAGATGGTGCGAGGCACTTTCCAAGGTGACGTCAGAGGATTACCGGATCATCGCAGATGGCAAGCTCTACAACATCCTCTACGTGAATCCAATGGGGTATAAGCACCGGAGCCTTAAGTTCCATTGTGAGAGGGTGAAGCGATGAGTAAGACCATTAAACCGGAGCAGCTTTCAGATGAGATCATGAAGGGCCTCGAGGAATACAAGGATCTTTCCACTGATGCCATGAAGGAATCCGTCGAAAAAGTGGCCAAGAAGGTGAAGAAGGACATCCAGTCTGCGGCGCCTGCCCTGACCGGCAGGTACAAGAAGTCATGGAAGGTCACGAAGACCGACGAGAACAACGAGCGTCTTGTAATGACTGTTCATGCCGGACGGTATCAGCTGACCCATCTTCTGGAACATGGTCATGCCAAGCGCGGCGGTGGGAGAGTCCGGGCTATTCCGCATATCGCTCCTGCTGAGGAGGAAGGTGTGAAGGAACTGGAAGATGACATCAAAGAGGCGCTGGAGAAAGGTGGCGGATCATGACCTATGAAGAACTGGTGGCTATGCTGAAGGAAGTGAATCTCCCTTTTGCCTATGACCATTTTGCAGAAGGTGAGTCTCCGGACCCGCCTTTTTTCGTGTTCCTGATTCCCTCGGAGGAGACCTTCGGTGCGGACAATATCGTGTATGCGTCCTTTCCGGAGGTGAATGTCGAACTCTACACGGATAAGAAGAGTCCGAAGCTCGAAAAACGCATCGAGAAGGTCTTCACGGACCATGAGGTCTTTTTCCTGAAATCAGAGACCTGGATTGAATCGGAGCACATGTATGAAGTGCTCTATGAACTGACTTTATAAGGAGGCAGTCGATGGGAAAGAAAAACAAGGTGAGGTACGGCCTGAAAAACGTCCACTACGCACTGGCGACCATCGCGGATGATGGAACGGCTACATTCGAAAAGCCTGTCCGCTGGCCGGGTGCGGTGTCGATCAAGTTTGCGGCGCAGGGCTCACAGGAGCCTTTCTACGCAGATGACATCAAGTACTATGTCACGAACTCCAACACCGGTTACAACGGGGATCTGGAAACTGCCATGGTACCGGAGGATTTCAAGACAGCGGTCCTCGGTGATGTGAAGGATGCGAATGGTGTGCTGATCGAGAACGCAGATGCCGAGGCTGTCCATTTCGCTCTGCTTTTTGAGTTCGCCGGGGATGCCAGGGCAGTACGGCATGTGCTCTATAACTGCACAGCGTCGAGGCCGGACATGGAAGCGGAGACCAAAGAGGACAAGGTATCTGTTAAGACCGAGGCTCTGACGATCGATGCATCCACCATTTATTCCGCTGATCTGGATGCGAATGTGGTAAAGGCAGACACATGCAGTGAGACGGATGACGCCACCTACAATAAGTGGTATGACGAGGTCCACCTGCCGAAGCCCAAGACCACGACTTCCAGTGCCAAGACGTCTTCCACCACAGCCTAAAGAGGAGTAACCGATGAGGAAAGAATTAGAGATGGTCCTCGAGGACGGGAGTAAGAAGCTCCTGCCCTTTGAGGCCAATGGGGCAACGGCGATCCTGTATCGCATGACATTCCACGAGGATCTGATGGTCACAATGAACGGGCTCTCCACTGCCAATATGGATACACTGGTCGGTGCCAAGCTCGCCTACATCATGAATGCACAGGCGGAGGAAAAGACCGGTGACCTGTCCATGGATAACTTCATCCACTTCGCTGCCGGGTTTGACGGGATCTGTCTTATCGAGAAGCTGGACGAGTTCGTGTCCATCTATCTCGGTAACCGTGTCACGACATCCGATGCAAAAAAAGAGGACGCCCAACTGACAGAGAAATCAACACCGCAGTCTACCTCCTGAGGTGTAAGCAGTTGGGCTTTTCGGTCCCGGAATTATCCCTGCTGGAAGAGGGACAGGTTTATGACCTTCTTGCGGAAAGCGGGAATGATAATGAAGAGTACGACGAAATCGCGACGCAGGAGGACTTTGATAACTGGTGAATTATTTTGACAGCCCTGTAAGGAAATAGTAAACTGGATACGTCCCTTATGGGATAGAGAGCACTGGGATAACGGCAGGCGGTTGGTCATCATTCTCCGGAAGGAGGTGATGTCTATGCGTATTACGTTTCATATCGGTAAATTCACCGTGACGATTATCGTAAAAAGCAACAGCCGCCACTCGGGCAAGTGACGACTGTTTAATAAATAGTTGATTCCTTACTAGAGACCAACCGCTTGTCGCAGTGCTCTCTTTATGCTTTGATTATAGGAATTCTGCAGGCTATTGTCAAGAATCAGCATAAAAAGCAACAGCCGCCACTCGGCCAAGCGACGACTGTTTGATTAAAATGGTTTGCATTTGAGACCAACCACTCCGCCAAGTGATGGTTCCGTGTAAAAATGGTTCCAGGTAAAAATATTTAGAAACATTGGGGGAGAGTCAAACCGCTTGTCGCAGTGCTCTCTATGTTTTGATTATAAGAAATCAACAGGTAATGTCAAGGGCATCGATCTATTAGGGTCGGTGCTTTTTTGATGCACAATTTTCAGGAAGGAGGTCAGTATGGCTGATCGTATTAAGGGCATCACCGTTGAGATCGGTGGCGACACCACGAAACTCTCAGATGCCCTGAAGAATGTTAATAAGTCCATCAAGGATACACAGAATCAGCTGAAGGACGTGAATAAGCTCCTGAAGCTTGACCCCGGCAATACAGATCTCCTTGTACAGAAGCAGAAGTACCTGTCTCAGGCAATCTCTGATACGAAGGAGAAGCTGAAGCAGGAAGAGGCTGCCTTAAAGCAGCTGAAGGATGTGCCTCAGACCGAGGAGACCATCAAACAGCAGGAAGCTCTGACCCGTGAGATCGAAGATACCAAGCAGGCTCTGAAAGGCCTCGAGGATCAGTACAAGTCGGTCGGTTCTGTTGCCGGTGTTCAGCTCCAGGTCGCCGGGCAGAAGATGAAGGATGTCGGAGACAAGATCACTGGTGTCGGGGAAGGCCTCTCCACCCATGTGACGGCTCCGATTGCTGCGGTTGGTGCGGCATCCCTTGCTGCCTTCAATGAAGTGGATGCCGGAGCGGATATTGTAAAGATGAAGACTGGTGCTGCTGGTCAAGCCTTAAAGGACATGCAGGATCAGGCGAATGAGATCGCGACGACCATTCCGACTGACTTTGAGACGGCTGGCTCTGCCATCGGTGAGGTGAACACAAGATTCGGCCTGACCGGTGATGCCTTAAAGGACCTGTCTCAGCAGTTTGTCGAGTTTGCGTCGGTCAATGATACCGATGTTTCCACTTCCATCGACAACGTGTCTTCTGTCCTCAATGCCTTCGGTATGGATACCTCGCAGGCTGGCGGGATGCTAGATGTGCTGAACTCTGTCGGACAGGCAACCGGACTTTCCATGGATACCCTGTCCACCGATCTTTCCCAGAACGCGGCACAGCTCAAGTCCATGGGCCTCAACGCGACACAGTCTGCCCAGTTCCTTGGCAACGTGGAGATGTCCGGTCTGGATGTATCTACGGCCATGGCTGGTATGAAGAAGGCTATGAAGAATGCGGCGGCAGACGGCAAGACGCTGGATCAGGCGCTGTCGGAATTTTCCGATACGATGCACTCCAACAAGTCCGATACCGAGAAGCTGCAGGCTGCCTATGACCTCTTTGGCTCCAAGGCCGGTGCATCCATCTACAATGCCATGCAGACAGGCAAGCTCTCCCTTTCCGGATTCTCTTCTGACATGAGTTCCTTTCAGGGAAATGTAGAGCAGACCTTCAACGATACGCTGGACCCGATCGATAAGTTCAAAACCACGATGAACCAGCTGAAGGTGACAGGCGCAGAGGTCGGCAATTCCCTCGCTACGGTTCTGGCTCCCATGCTGGAGCAGGCTGCGGCAGCTCTGAAGAAATTTGCTGGTTTCTGGAATGGCCTGCCGGAGCCCATGCAGCAGTTCATCGTGAAGGCTGCCCTTGTTGCTGCCGCGATCGGACCGGTCCTTATTGGCGTCGGGAAGGTTGTATCGGCTGCCGGGACAGTAACCAGCGTGATCGGAAAGGTCATGACTTCTGTCGGCGGATTCTCCACAGGGCTTACTGCATTCAGCTCCATCTCCCTGCTGCCGATGATCGGCATCATAGCCGGAGTGGTTGCGGCGGTAGTTGCAGTCATTGAGATTGTCAAGCACTGGGGGCAGATTACCGAGTGGTTTAAAGGTGTCTGGGATAAGGTGTGTTCCGGTGTAAAGACGGTGGGAGAGGGGCTGGCTTCCTTCTTTACCGGGCTCTGGAGCGGGATTAAGTCCGGGACGGAGACGGCATGGAATGGGATCAAGACCGGTGTCTCTACCGTTTGGAATGGAATGAAGTCCGGAGCGTCGACCGTCTTTAATGGCATCAAGACCGGCATCACGAATGCCTGGAATGCTGTCAAAACGAATACCAGCACAGCGTGGAACAACATTAAGACTGCGGCTTCCAACGTCTGGAATGGCATGAAGAGTGGGGCAACGACTGTATTTAATGGAATCAAGACACACATCACAAATGCGTGGAATACCCTGAAAAGCAACACCTCCTCCACCTGGAACAGCATCAAGTCCGGAGCTACCTCGATCTGGAACGGCATGAAGTCCGGTGCGACAACGACATTCAATGGCATCAAGACGAACATCGCAAATGCCTGGAATGCTGTGAAGTCCAATACCAGTACGGTGTGGTCCGGGATTAAGTCTGTCGTGCAGCAGCATGGCGGTGGGATCAAAGGTGTTATTTCGACGGCTGTCGATGGATATAAGTCCATCTGGAAGGCTGGCTTTAATGTGATCAATCAGACGACGGGAGGAAAGCTCGGGGAGGCTCTGTCAACGGCCAGGTCAAAGCTTTCTGATATCAAGAATGCTTTCACAGACAAGATGAATGGAGCCAAGGAGGCGGTACGAGGCGCTATTGACAGAATCAAGGGATTCTTCCATTTCTCCTGGTCCCTGCCGAGCCTGAAGCTGCCACATGTCAGCATCTCCGGACATTTCAGTCTTAACCCTCCGTCGGCACCGCACTTCTCCATCAGCTGGTACAAAAAGGCTATGGAAGGCGGTATGATCCTGAACAAACCGACTGTCTTCGGAATGCAGGGGAATACGCTCCTTGCCGGAGGAGAGGCCGGGGATGAAGCTGTCGTCGGCGTAAACAGTCTGATGTCGATGATCCAAAAGGCAGTCGGAAGAGCAGGAACCGGAACTACGATCGGGGATATCAATATCACGGTCTATGGCGCACCCGGTCAGGACGTCCATGAACTGGCGGACATCATTGAAAGCAGGATCAAGAGCAAGGTTGATATCAGGGAGGCGGTGTTTGCATGAAGCCTTTTAATTATTTTGTCTTTGACGGGAAGAGCAGTCTGGACTTCGGTGTCCGGATCTCCGGGGATGGGGTCTACAGCTCTCCGAAGCGGGACTATGAGATCCAGTCTGTTCCTGGGAGGTCCGGGGATCTGGTCTTTGATAACAAGAGATTTGAGAATGTTTCCCTTACCTATCCCGCAGGGATCGTGAAGAATTTCAGTAATAACGTCGCAGCACTCCGTAGTTTTCTTCTGACCCGGACAGGCTACAAGCGTCTCGAGGATACCTACCATCCGGATGAATACAGGCTGGCTCTCTTTGAAGGACCACTGGATGTGAAGGAGACCGGGAATATTGCAGGGAAGTTTGATATCACGTTTAACTGCAAACCGCAGCGGTACCTGAAGTCCGGGGAGAGGACATATACATTCACAGCGGCAGGAGAGATCCGGAACCGCACGCTGTTTCCTGCAAAGCCTCTGGTCCGGATCTACGGAAATGGTACCGCAGGGATCGGGTCAAAGACCATAGAGGTATCCGGCAATTCCTATCCGTATGTCGAGGTGGACTGCGAGACGATGGACGCTTTCTATGGCGCTAATAACTGCAACAGCATGATTTCTCTGACCTCCGGTGACTTTCCGGAGCTGGTCCCAGGTGACAACGGAATCACTCTCGGGAAGGGGATCACGAAGATTGAGCTCATTCCAAGGTGGTGGATTGTATGATACCGGTTTTATATGACTCGGGAGAAAGGAACTTCACATCAAACGGCCTTGGCAGACTCTACGATGCCCTGTCCTGCACAGTGACAGAAGAGCGGAACGGGTCCTATGAACTTGAGATGACCTATCCGGTGAGCGGTATCCATTACAAGGATATCCTGAAGGAGAGGATCATCTTTGCGGTCCCGGCAGATGGGAAGAAGGAGCAGCCATTCCGTATTTACAAGATCTCAAAGCCGATGAATGGAATCACAACAATCTCCGCAAGGCATGTGTCCTACCAGTTATCTTTTATCCCGGTCAAGGCAGACCTGACTCCTGCAACGACAGCGGCACGGGCATTTGTTCAGCTGAAGAAGGACGCGATCGAGCCCTGTGACTTTGATTTCTGGACAGACGATACGACGGTCGGATCTTATATCACACCGCTGCCTGCATCCCTCCGGTCAAGGCTGGGAGGAGTAGAGGGATCCATTCTTGACAACTTCGGCGGCGAATATGAGTGGGACGGGTGGACGGTCAAGCTCCATGCAGCGCGAGGAAGAGATACAGGAAAGGTGATCCGCTACGGCAAGGACTTGACGGATCTGAAGCAGGAGGAGTCCATCGAAGACACTGTCACCGGTGTGGTTCCGTACTGGTCCAAGGACAATGACGGCGAGACACAGATTGTCACAGCATCACCGGTTTACACGGAGAATGCATCGAAGTTCCCATACCGGAGGACCGTAGTTCTCGACCTGTCGTCAGAGTGGCAGGAGGCACCGACCGAGACAGCGCTTCGGAATAAGGCGGCCTCCTACATGAAGGCAAACGGCTATGGTGTCCCGTCCGTCAATATCTCCATCAGCTTTGTAGCCCTCTGGCAGTCAGAAGAGTATAAGAACATCGCGCCTCTGGAGAGAGTCAATCTCTGTGACACAGTATCCGTGGAGTTCCCGGAACTCAATGTGTCGGCAAAGGCTAAGGTGATCAAGACCGCTTATGATGTCCTGAAGGACCGGTATTCCTTAATCGAGATCGGCAGTGCGAGGTCCAGTCTGTCAGACACGATTGCCTCTCAGAATACCAGAATGGAATCGCAGGAGAAGTCCAACCGGGCCTTTCTGGAATCTGCTATCAAGCATGCGACGAAGCTGATCTCGGGAGGACTCGGCGGACATGTCGTGTTTGGCCTTAATGCAGATGGACAACCGGATGAGATCCTCATCATGGATACCGATGACAAGAATACGGCAGTCAACGTACTCCGCATCAACATGAACGGCATCGGCTTCTCCACCACCGGCTATCAAGGACCCTTCGATACGGCATGGACGATCGATTCCCGCTTCTATGCAGATTTCATTACTGCCGGGACATTGAACGGCAACCTTATCAAGGCTGGAACCATCACTGACAAGAAGGGCCGGAACTACTGGAACATGGAGACTGGCGAGTTCAGGCTTTCTTCTGACACAGTGATCGGAAATAAGACCTTCACCGACCAGTACAGTTCCCTTCTCTCGGAAGCTCAGTCAAAGGCCGAGGAGATCGCAGATGAGAAGACCAAGACGGCATCAGAGACCTGGTCCAAGGAACTGGCAGAGCAAATCGATGGGAAAATCGCAACCTACCTGCAGGACGAGGCACCTGAAGGAGACGATCTTGATAAGGGAGACATCTGGTTTGACTCATCGAATGGATATACAGCGTATCGCTACAACGGGCAGGCGTGGATCAAGGTAAAGGATGCCGGGATTGCGCAGGCCCTGCAGGATGCTGCCAATGCGATGAGCAAGGCCAACACCAAGAACACGATCACCGGCGGGAGTATAGCTCCTGCAAATCCTGTGGCCGGTGATATGTGGATTGACTCCGGGAACGCCAACAAGCCCATGATCTACAACGGGTCGCAGTGGATATCCTACCGGGATGCGACGATTGCCAGCTCCCTCACGGCAGCTAAGGCTTATGCAGATACGATCAATGAAAGCCTGAATCAGACGGAGATTTTCAACCGCCTGACCAGCAATGGCACGCTGGAAGGCATCTACATGGAGAACGGCAAGCTGTATATCAATGGCTCCTACATTAAATCCGGAACCATTACAGCGGATCTCATCAAGGCAGGAATCATCAAGGTCCAGACCAGCGACGGTGCAGAAGAAATCGATCTGGGGAATACGATCAAAATGACCTCCGCTGGGATTGAGGTGAAGACCTACTGGAAGAACTACATTGAGATCAAGCCGGATATCTTTAACGGTATTTCCTTTACCGGAGACGGAGAAGCTGGTACTGGGGAGGCAGTTGGTATTGCAAGAGATGGAATCATGGTCAAGAACAACAGTGATAAACTTCTCGGAAATTTCAACATCCAGTATCCATCCTGCTACATCAAATATGATTCGATTCGCCTCAGCGACTCCATGGTACCAAGTAAATATGTGACGCTCACGATTAACAGTACAAGTGGTGTAGGAATCAGTACTTCCGGGAGTTTGTATTGCAGCGGGTCAAAGTCAAGGCTGGTGGGTACAGAAAATTACGGAAAGAGACTCCTGTATTCTTACGAGACACCATCGCCTCTGTTCGGAGATGTGGGGGAGGGAGTGATTGCTGATGATGGACTGGCTTATGTTTTCATAGACCCGATCCTCAGCGAGACGATTGCCACCTCACAGTACCAGGTGTTCCTGCAGGCATATGGGGAGGGTGCCTGCTATGTGAAAGAGAGGAATTCCAGTTACTTCATTGTGGCAGGAGATCCGGGACTTTCCTTTGGCTGGGAGATCAAGGCTAAGCAGTCAGACTTTACCCAGAAGAGACTGGATCAGTTTTACACCACTGACCCTGAGACGAGCAGTACGGATTACGCGCAGGAAGCGGTGGATCACATCGCAGAACTTAATAAGGAGAGATCAGTATGAAGAAGGCTACAGCAATTACATTTTTCAATGATTCCGTAGGAAAGCGGATGAGCATGGTGTACAGTGAGATTGATGAGAAGACCGCGAAGATCGTATCGGATAACAAGAGGACCGATATCGTGGTCACGGATTCTGAGGTGCTTTCTGCCATGGGAACGATTGAAAAGTACGTGCAGAACTACATCGACACGATTGAGGAGTGAGTATGGACGTAAGAGAATATGATCTGAATCTGATTCCGGGGAACGTGCCGCAGGTCATTAAGATCAATCAGTACGATAAAGGGATACCACTTACCTTTATCATCTACCAGGGAGATAAGAAATTTTCCATTCCGTCCGGAGCAATCGTGGCTTTGTCTGGTACGAAACCGGATGGACTGGGCTTCCATTACGCCTGCACTTTTTCCGGTTCGACTGCATCTGTCACGATTGGTGATCAGGTGGCAGTGTTAAGCGGGAATGTACGGGCGGAGCTTACCATCACGAGTGGCGATTCTGTACGTCTTGGCACGGCAAACTTTACCTTCTGTGTGGAACCGGCAGCACTGAAAGACGATACGGCTGTATCTGATTCGGACTTTCCGGAGATCATCAAAGCTGCCAACAATATCGGTGCCGCACAGAAGTCTGCTGATGCCGCAGCCAAGAGCGCTCAGGATGCGAAAAGCTCTGCATCTTCGGCGGCCAGTGCAGCATCGAATGCCATCTCCGGTGAGGTGACAAGAGCCAAGGCAGCAGAGAAAGCGAATGCAGACGCTATTTCAGCAGAGGTGACAAGAGCGAAAGCCGCTGAGAAGACCAATGCAGATGCCATTAAAACGAAGATGGAAAAGGATCCTGTCTCTTTTTTTCAGGTAGCTTCAACAGCAATCAACAGAGTTGGATTCTCTTATATTTCTCAGATGACGGATGCACCATCAGGCGTTAACACTTTCGGTCACATCCTGATTGATGCGCAGACTGGAAGAATCGGTGGAGATAAAGATAACAAGGTTATTTTCTTTATTCCCTACGACACGGACAAGATATTCTATCGATTGGTTCATGATGGCCATGTGAATGACTGGGTTGAGATGGCACCTTACTCGGCGGTTACGACATTGAGTAATCAGCTGACAGCGCTTGGAACTGACAGTTACTCCCTTGTGGATTTTGTGAATGACAAGAAGTCATTGAATACTAATGATGATTACCTTCACGCCTATCTTGTCGCTGGGGTCACATATGTATTTTCTGGCGATACCACGTATAAATCATTCAGGAGTATTTCAGATGACAATACAACCCTTAGCACCGTTGGAGGTACAAAGGCAAATGCCAGCTATACGCCTGAGACGAGTGGTATGTATTGCCTTCGCTGGTATAAGGCTGCATCTGACACGGCGCTTGCAACATTAAAACTTACCTGTTCCACTGTAGGAGGAGCTCATCAGCATCTGGCTGGACTATCTAAGATGCTGAATACATCATTAGAAAATCTTAGCACAGTGGTTTCAACGAAGTCTGCACTTGTTCCGACCGGTACACAGATTTGGTCTGGAAGTGACTTGAACGACCTGAAATATACGGTGGTTGGTTCATATTTTTGTCCGGCTGTTGTAGACGGGCAAACACTGAAGAACACTCCCGAAAAGACGGCATTTATGATGTCTGTCTATAATCCACTATCCAAGGATACTGGGAAGATTACTGCTGCATGGCAGTATAGATTACAGGAGATTATTACTTATGATGCAAAACATAAGTATATAAGAATGGTGTCATCTGATTCAAACGTCAATATTTCATATGGCGAATGGAGGACAGAGTTTTAACAGGAGGCTGTGATGGACTGGATACTGAAGTACTGGATACAGGAGCTCTTCGCAGTCATCATCGCGGTCCTTACGTGGTGTGTGAGGAAGCTCCGGAAGAAGAAAACAGAATATGACGTTCTACGGGAAGGAATTCTCGCTCTGCTGCATGACCGGCTCTATCAGGCGTGCAGCTTTTTTATTGCCCGTGGCTGGGCGACGCTTGATGACCGGGAGAACCTCGAGTATCTCTACAGGCCATACAAGGCGCTCGGCGGGAACGGCACGGGAGAGACTTTGTACCATACGGTAGAGAAGCTGCCGTATCAGAAAGAGGAGGAGAAGTGATTATGGATTTTGGAATTGCATCAGTTGCGGCGATTACGGTGATTGCCTATCTGGTAGGCGCAGCTTGTAAGGCAAGCAGCAAGGTACCGGATACATGGATTCCGGTGATTTGCGGAGTTGTCGGTGCAGTGCTGGGAGTAGCTGGGCTGTATCTCATGCCGGATTTCCCTGCTGCTGATATTGTCAATGCGCTGGCAGTCGGTATTGTATCGGGCTTTGCCGCAACCGGAATCAATCAGATCTACAAGCAGGCGAATAAAGCAGATTGAGGAGGTGATCCTTTATCTCGGCAGTCCCTCCGTAAATGGGACACGGGCTCACAGGCAGCGATGCTTGCGGGCCTTTTTTGTTGCACTTTTTTAGGGGGTATAGCATATATGAGCAAGACAGAAACAGCCATCAGTTGGATGGAAAATACAGCAAGAAACAACGCACATGGATATGACCAGGCACATCGCTGGGGAGAGCAGGGCGATTACGACTGCAGCTCCGCAGTAATCACAGCCTGGCAGACGGCGGGAGTTCCGGTCAAGACAAAGGGTGCCACTTACACAGGAAACATGAAGGCAGTCTTTCTTGCCTGCGGGTTTACCGATGTCACAGGCAGGGTGAATCTCAGAACCGGCGCGGGACTGGTCCGTGGTGATGTGCTCCTGAATACCACACACCATACCGCCATGTACTGCGGTAACGGACTGGAGGTAGAAGCTTCCATCAATGAGAAGGGAACGGCGGTCGGCGGTGTACCGGGAGATCAGACTGGCAGGGAATTCCTGATCCGGTCCTATCGGAACTTCCCTTGGAACTGTGTGCTCCGCTATCAGGAAGCCGCATCCATTACGGTCGAGGAAGCCGCGAGGGGTGTTCTGGCCGGGAAGTATGGGAACGGTGATCAGAGGAAGAAAGCCATCTCGACTCTCGGCCTTGACTACAATACCGTCCAGAAGAGAGTGAATGAGCTGATCCGGGGACAGGCCACTGCAGGAAAGAAGTCCGTCGATCAGATAGCCCGTGAAGTGCTGCAGGGCAAGTGGGGAAATGGTTCTGACAGACGTAAGCGCCTCACAGCAGCAGGCTATGATTATGCGGCTGTTCAGAAGCGGGTCAATGAACTGCTGAGGTAAAAGTCTTCATACTTTTTCACCTTTTTTCACTATTTTTCACTTTTTTCCGGCCCTCCCGAATGGTATGGTTAGACTGGAAAAAATGAATGAGATCCCGATGTGGAAGTCAGAAACTATCTGGCTTCTGCACCGGGATTTTTTATTGGCCTTCGATCTGAAACAGGAAATCCGAGCGTTCATTATCGACAAATTCCTGCCGGTCTGTGAGGCACAGATTCTACGTTTTATGTCGGCGGATTCGCTTGCTATCGTGCGTGTCAGAGCGAATATGGTACCTACCAAAGGAGGGTTGACTCATGGAAAAAGCAAAAATCAGAGCAGCGGCATACTGCCGGGTTAGCACAGAGCAGGAACTGCAGGACCTTTCCTTCGAGAACCAGTGCCATTATTACCGACAGCTGATCGAATCAGACCCCGAGATGGAGCTTGTTGATATCTACGGAGACCATGGAAAGTCGGGAATGCACATCGATGGCAGGCCAGAATTCCTGAGACTAATGGAGGACTGCAGGGCAGGAAAGATCGACCTGATCTTCACGAAATCCGTATCCCGCATGGCGAGAAACCTTTCCGATCTTATTAACACGCTCCGGGAATTGAAAAGTCTGAAGGTGGCGGTTGTATTTGAGAAGGAAGGGCTCGATACCAGAAGCGCAGCCTCGGAGCTGATGCTTGGGATTCTGGGAACCATTGCACAGGAAGAGAGCCAGAGCATTGCCTCCAACATGCACTGGGGCAGGGAAGAACGCCTGAAGAAGGGACAGCCTTACGGAGCTGTTTCCTACGGCTACCGGGATCAGGGAAAGGACCACACCTGGGTAACCGTACCGAATGAGGCGGCCCAGGTGAGGCTTGCCTTCCGGCTGGCTAGCGAAGGTACACCATATCCGGAGATCCGGAGGCAGCTCATTTGCCTTCAGAAAGAGGTCGGAGGGGACAGATGCTGGAGCCAATACAATCTCCGTTACCTGCTGACCAATCCCTATTACACCGGAGATTACATGAACAATAAGACCACAGTGATCATCCGGGATCATAAGCCGGTCAGGGTGGACAACGATGGTCTGGTGGATCAGTACTACATCGAAGAACACCACGAAGCGCTGGTCAGCCATGAAGATTTCGACTTTGTGCAGGAGCTGATAAGCCATAGCCTGCTCAATGCCAAGCGGAGCACCTTCTCAGACGAAGAGAAGGAACTGCTGAAAGAATGTGAGGAAAGGAGGAAGCTGCATGAGAGAAGCGACAAGAACACAGGTCAGAAGAGCGGCGAGGCCGAAGCCTGAAAAGAAACTCCGTGTGGCTGCCTACTGCCGGGTCAGCACAGACTCTGATGAACAGGAGACCAGCTTCAATACCCAGGTCGAGGTTTATGAGAAGCGGATTCTTGGGAATCCCAACTGGGAATACGCAGGCGTTTATGCTGACGAAGGCCTCTCCGGTACCAGCGCAGCAAAGCGTGTAGAGTTCCAGAGGATGATGGAGGACTGCCGGGAAGGAAAGATCGACAGGATCATCACGAAATCCATCAGCCGATTTGCCCGGAACACGCTAGACTGCATCGAGTATGTCCGGGAGCTCAAGCAGCTGAATGTGACCATCCTGTTCGAGAAGGAGCACATCGATACAGCCGGAGCATATTCTGAAATGATCCTGACGGTCCTTGCGGCATTTGCTCAGGAAGAGTCCAGATCCCTTTCCGAGAATATCAAGTGGGGTGTCCGAAAGAGATTTCAGGATGGGACAGATCGCTGGACTGCAATCTATGGTTACGCCAAGGAAGGCAATGAGACCTACATCATTGTTGAGGATGAGGCAGTGGTCATTCGGGAGATCTTCGACGAATATGAACACGGACTTTCCACATCGAAGATTGGTGAGAAGCTGGACGAGGCGAAGGTTCCGACTCCGCTGGGGAAGGCGCACTGGGATGCGGCGCTGGTCCATTCCATCCTGGAGAACGAGAAGTACTGCGGCGACATCATCCTGCAGAAATTCTACACGGAGGATCATCTCTCCCACAGCTTTGTGAAGAACGATGGCAGCGAAGTACCGCAGTACTACATCAAGGATCATCACCCGGCGATCGTGAGCAGGGAACAGTTCAAGAGGGTCGAGAAGATCCGCCACATGAACAACAAGAAGAATTCAGAGATCGGTGGGAACTATCCTTACTATGACCTTCTGAAATGTCCCTTCTGCGGCAAACAGCTTCATCAGAGCAAGCTTGGCATCTACGGCAATCAGCGAGGATGGACATGCGAGGGAGAGGACTTCCTTCTCCGGTCAGACCTGCTCGATCCGGCTGTCCTGGAATGCTACGAGAAACTTCCGGTAGAAGAGCTGACAGATACGGATGACCCGGCTGTGCAGATGACCCTATTATATAAGAAGAAACACATGACATTTTCACAGGTCGACTTCTACTGGGTGGATGATCTGATCGAATCCATCGAGCTGGGAACGCACTCCGGGAAAGACGATCACACAGTGACAGTTCATTGGAAATGCGGCCTGACAACAACAGCTGAGACGGACCCCTCCAAGATGACGGAATCTCCCCAGGAGCTCTGTAAGAGGTCAATTGAGAAGCGGAGGGAAATGCAGGCGAGGAAGCTGGAGCTCAGACGGGAGAAACTCAGGAAGAAAGAATCACCGGAGCCGGTCCAGGAAGAGAATACAGAACTGAAATCCCAACTGGCCGAGCTGTTAAAACGCCAGCAGGAGCAGAACGAACTGATAAATAAGTTATTGCAGAAGGCAGGAGCATAAAAAACTCCTGTCTTTTTTGTTGTCTTATTTCCACACTAATCCGGCCTCATCTTTGTGACATTTAGATGCTGGATAAGTGTGGCAGTCAGAGTGATGAATACCGTAACAAAAATTCTGAAGGAGGTATTCATCATGAACACTTACGGCAATTGGACAACACAGCTTCTCATCTACCTTTACGCAGAGTCGAAAGGCTATGAGGATAAGGACCGGGCAGCAGCGGTGCAGGAGGCAGTCGAGCAGGAGCTGATCAACCGGGTAAAGATTGTTCTCGGAAGGCTGGACGAGAGGGAATTTTACCGGCATCCGGAACGGGCCTATGACATTTTGAAGGGAATCTGATATGAAGGTACATGTAATCAAGAGCGAGCGCCATCTGAGAAAGAAACGGGTGGCAGCTTACTGCAGAGTCAGCACGATGGAGAGCTCACAGGAAGAATCCTACGAGACCCAGAAGGAATATTACGAGACTTTCATTCAGTGTCATGCTGAATGGGACTTCGCCGGGATCTATGCTGATCAGGGTATTTCTGGTACCAGCGCAGAGAAGCGGCCACAGTTCATGGCTTGCATTGAAGATGCCATTGGCGGTAAGATCGACCTGATTCTGGTGAAGAGCATCAGCCGTTTCTCCCGGAACATCGTGGACTGCCAGAGCTATGTGGCAAAGTTGAAGAGCTACGGTGTGGAGGTCTATTTTGAGAAGGAATCCCTGAGTACAATGGACCCGTCATCCGGCATGATCTTCTCCCTGATGGGTCTGATCGCACAGAGCGAAAGTGAGTCGATTTCACAGAATATCCGCTGGGCTGTTCAGGAACACTACAAGAGAGGGGAGTACACGATCGGAAACAATAAGATCCTCGGGTACTCAAGAGGTGAAGACGGCAGGCCGGTACCGAACGAGGATGCATGGATCATCCGCATGATCTTTGACAAGTTTCTGGAAGGGCTGAGTTATCGAAAGATTGCAGAAGAGGTCAATTCGCATGGCGGGCACGGATTAAAGGGAAACGCTCTCAACAGCTGCGAAATCGGTACTATTCTGAGGAACGAGGTCTATGTCGGAGACAGGAGGCTCAACAAATCAACTCCGGTTAACTTCCTCACACATGAGAAGGAAGAGAAGCGTGAGGAGTACTATGTGAAGGACGGTCACACACCCATCATCGACAGGGAGACCTGGGATAAGGTGCAGGAGGTCCTGAAGCATAGAGAAGAGATGGCAGCGGCTGGCCTTAAACTAAGGACCGGATCAAGCCATTTCCTTCGCGGCAAGGTTTTCTGCGGCGACTGCGGCGCTCCTCTTGTCAGGAGAAAATCCGGTCGGGGAAAGTGGAAGAAGAAGGCATGGTGCTGCAGAGAGCGCAACAACGGACATGGCTGCAAGATGCGGATCATTCTGGAGGATGACCTGATTCACATGATTGAAGAGCAGGTCGGACCAATCGACGAATCCTTTGATGGCAGGGTGACGGTGTTTCAGGATCACATTGAAGTTAAAAATTAGCATGGACTTTGAAGATCAGGTATGCTATACTTCTTTCAGTGATCAGGTTGCAGAAACTTGCGATGCCTGCGACCGGAAGGAGGACCTGCGGGCCCTTCTTTTTTTGCCCTAAGGGAGGTATGCATGAAGCCAATCAAACCATTTCTTACATATGATCAGCAAGTGGATCATCTTGTCAAGAAGAAGGGTTTAACAATCTCGGATGCTGATGCTGCAAAGGATGCTCTTTCCCGCATTTCATATTATGCATTGATTGGCGGTTATAAGAATTTGTTTTATAACCCGATGACAAGAACATATCTTCAGGGAACCACGTTTGACGATATCTTGGTGCTGTACCATTTTGACGATGCTCTTCGTGATCTTGTCTTTAAGAACATCAGAATTATTGAGCAGGAAATGCGCTCGATGATTTCCTATTATTTTTGCGAGACATATTCCAATCTTCAAACTGACTATCTTGACCCCGGCCATTATATCAACACAAAGAATTCCCGTTCCGATATTCAGAAATTGATAAATGTTCTCACCTATGAAGCGTATCGTGACATAGATCATCCGTATATTGTGTATCAGAGAAATACGTATGGGAATGTCCCACTGTGGGCTGTAATGAAGACTCTTACGCTGGGACAAACTTCTAAGATGTATTCACTGCTATACCCTCAGGTCAAGTCAAAGATCAGCAAGAACTTTGTAAATGTAAACGAATCTGATCTAATCAAGTTTTTGAAGGTTCTTACCCATTTCAGAAATGTGTGCGCACACAATGAACGACTTTTCTCTTATGTCGACAGGAATGAGATTCCAGATACGGTGCTGCATAAAAAGCTGAAGATACAGCAGAAGGGAACTCACTATATTTGTGGAAAGTCTGATTTGTTCTCAGTCGTTATTGCATTGCGTTATCTTCTACCTCGAAAGTCGTTCCTTGTGTTCAAGAAAGCATTAGTGCAGGAAATTGGCAGGACAGTGAAAAACGCATCCACGCTTACTGAAGATAAACTTCTTTCCGCTATGGGATTTCCAGAAAATTGGAGAGACATTACAAGATACAAGATGTAATACTTGGGCGCTGATTCACTACCGGGGACCACGGCAGGAAATTGCTGCCTAGGTATCATACCTCCCAAATATATACAGGCCGAGCAGTTTTACCAATTCTACGGTAATTCTGGCTCGGCCTTTTTTGTTGTCATTTCACGAACTTTGCTGCCGGACCTTGCTATGTAACTGGATTCTGAGTATGGTTAGCCGTACGCAGGAAATCCAAACCTGGCTAGGTCCTGACGTAAGGAGTGTAAATGAAAGACTATGGATTGGGAGCGAGAGAACAGGTTATCGCTGTCATGCTGAAGGAGGTGTTCGAGCGACATCCGGAATTAAAGCCGGAACTAAAAAAGATCGTAAAAGGAAATGAAATTGAAGGTAAGGCGCTATCTGCTTTTCTGAATACTCATGCGGATGAAATGGTCGAGAACCAGCCGTCCGATGGAATGAAAGCAGCAATGAAAGACTTGCTTCTTCCCGGAGAAAAGGTAGTGCTTCACATCAGCTATGAGTTTGCCAAGTTCCTATCTGACTTGAGCTCCGACATCTGA